GAGATACCCCCCCGCCGATTGAGGCGACCTACGCAAGCTTCGGAGCCACTCTGGGGGGGTAGCTGAATCTTGGGCACACAGCAAGCTGGTACCCGCTTTTCTATACAATCTGATTGTTGTTTATATTATTTTATTAAACAATAAGATTATAATTAACCTCTTCAAACTTAGGTAAACAAACTGGAGTTGGACCTGAAATTAAATTAGCACCAATAACTTTACTAGCTTCATAAGTACAAGTAATTAAATTGGTAGATCCAGAATTAATAGTCTCTTGCAAACCAACCATTTGTGATTTACCAGGTGTATTAATCATTAAATTAATACCACGTCTGCATGTCAAGCTTCCAAATAAAATATTATTAATATATCCTGACCATGTCGAACTTATAGTACAATGTTTAATATTTCCAGGATTCAAAGAAATTCCTGTGCTCTTATAGCAATTATTAAAATATTTTGGTACTGGTGGAACTTTAAAATCATTAGATGGAGTCAAATCCTGTGCTCTATTTAATAACACAGCAAAATCATTCATTCTATTAATTCTAAAGTTGTCATATTGTTTTGACTGAGGTACACCACCAGCAAATTGGTACAAGGTACCTTTCAAAGGTTGATTATCAACTACTTCAGTTTCTGAAGCACCTGAAGCTGATTTAGTTCGATTTTGTACAATCATAGTAGACTTTGAATATAATTGCAAAATTTCATTCTTCATATTCAAAGAAGCTGCCAAACGAAAATTAGAACCCTCCGCTTCATATCGATCTCTAGAATACAAAACAATATTATCAATCAATTGTAATGTTGATAATTCACTAGCTTGCAATGAAGCTTTAATAAAGTCATACAAACTAAATCCTTGTCCATTAAAATTCTTAACAAGCATAGTTTCAATAGTATCAGTATTAATTGTAATCCATTCAAACTTTGACAAAGTTTGCGAATCTATCAAAGCTGTATTCATTTGAAATTTAAAATTTTCACTGTTAGCTTGATCATCCTGTAAAGGCAATCTCTCGGTTACTGACGTAACATTATAACCACCTTTCTTAAAAATCTTTCTAAGAATAGCTGAACCAATAGCTTGAGCAATAGCAATCTGATCATAGGTACTGTGAGTCAAATACACACAATCTGGTGATGCTATTTGGCCATATACTTCTTTATTGATCAGTATTCCATTCTTTTGATATTTAGTAATATGATTAACCTCAGAACTAGGACGACCAAGTTTATTAAACTTGCCTGTAGTATAACTAGTTCCGACCATTGTTTTTTTAGGGTAAATGCCTGCTGCTTCCAACAATGGGGTCATATTATCCTCTTCTTCAACTTTCAAATCTGGAGCCAAATAATCCCATGTTTTACGTCCAGCAACAATGGCACCACCAGTATTTGCTCCAATAAAACCTAATGTTGATGCAGCAGCAGTACCTACAGCTTGTCTACCAAACTCCTTCCAAGTTCTTTTTCGAGTTGCTGGTTTTGATTTATATCTTTTTGATCCACGACTATCATACATATCATACTTATAATTAGTGGAATCAGAAGCTTTTCGTTTCATTATTTTTATTAAGTAAACTATCTACGTCTCAAAGTTCGTCGTCTTCTGATCGGTGCACGCACTTGGACCCTACGACGATATGGTAACCGTGCGCGACGAACAACCCTACGAGGTGTGATACGACGGCGACGATAATTAGTAACGGCTCTTCTGACATACATTTATATTTTTTTATTAGTCAAACTCTGTTATAATTAATCTTCGTGTTAAAGCAGCTAATGTTTCTTCATCAAGCATAGGATACCACATTACAGGTGAAATGTTAGAAGTTATCCATATACATTTAGCTTTTAAGGGCTTTGAACTTCCTTTAATTTCCACTCTGACCGGATATCGGTCAAGCCATCGCAATAAATGGGATATGTCGATACCTCCTCGAAACTCATCGATGACAATATTTTCTTCATCATTGTAACCATCCCAAAATTTTGTTCTGGGATCCTTGCAGTAAGCATCCAACCCTGCTTCATCCCATGCCCTTCTAGATTTGCCAGTTCCAGTTTTGCCCCAGAACACCATACATCTACGCTCCATTCCTGTAGGTTTTGAATAATCGGAGCTAATTGCTCGAATGGTCCTGTAACTAACCACTCGAACGTTCGCCGGGATTCCATCAAGATTTCCGGACTTGGCGGCGGCCCAAACAGACTCCCATTCAACTTTCTGGTTTCTCGCAAAAGGTTTTGCTCCCATTTCGAATTGGGTTCCCATAATCGCAGACTCCTCTTTCTGGCAATAGGAGGTGGCAGCTGATGATCTTGATAATTCAGCGTGACAGGACCCAAAGGTGTTTCTAACTCCGGATAGAGACTGTTTGGATTTGAAAGCGACCATAACTTGCCAATGCAAGAATCCAGTGTTGCTTCCTTTTTCGAGTTGACCAACAATGTATTGAACGTTCGGGGGGGTGTATGGAGTGAATTCATGTTGAGGGATGGTTAATAGCCAAAAGATTCCTTGTCTGCGTGCCATAGGGATTGTTATTTCGATCGACTATTTATGTGTTTTACATTCAACTCCGACAATGACGCAATAGTCTCTTTTGTCACAGTTTTAGTCCCTCTTGTCACAGTATTAACTCCGCATGTGTGGCTTGATATTGGGGTGTGAGAATTGAGAACCGCTCTTAGTAAGTAATACTGAGCGGTTCGATTCTCACTTTTTGGCTAACACGATAAACGTGTAGGAACATTGAGATACCCCCCCGCCGATTGAGGCGACCTACGCAAGCTTCGGAGCCACTCTGGGGGGGTAGCTGAATCTTGGGCACACAGCAAGCTGGTACCCGCTTTTCTATACAATCTGATTGTTGTT